CGCCATCGATAGCGAGTTCGTTCTTGTACTTCTGCACAGACTGCTCACCACGAGCGTAAAGTCTGAGCCTGTGGAAGTCTCTCCACTGACCATAGTATCTACATTGGTTTCCGTCTTTGCGAAACCACTCATATTGGATGGCTTGCCCAATTTGTATACCGTATTCAGCCGACGCTTTTTCCTGATCAGAGACGAACTGATCGGGGAATCCCGTGGCTGATATATTAACTAAGACGTCCTTCATCGAATGATTTCACTTATATCCCCTTTGTTTGAGTACCTTGCAAAAGTAATGCTAATTTTTGATTCTTTTTTTTCAGGTAAATATAGGTGTTTTTGATTTGCCATAATAGCAAGCCCCGAACTGATTGACGCATCGAAGCGTGTCCTGTTGGATATATCGAACTTTGCCCAGTCCTCGAGTGTCTTATTGAATGGCATTGTGCCTATCAAATCAGAGTCTCTGTACCGCCCTTCAAAGTCAAACCCGATGTGCTTCTCGATGTAGGACTCGATGGCCGCAGCGTGCGACTGCCTCACGTCCTCCGATGAGTTTGGTATACCACCCAACTCGCGTTCTGTCTTGGACAGATTGTTGTACAACTTGTCGGGTCGGTTGATGCTGTATCCTCGGTAGCCCCTGTTCTTCAAATGGTATAGCAATCGCGGTTTGTTGTTCTCCGCTAGCACCGGCATACCATAGAATACCAATGCCATCAGCACGTCCTCGAAGAATATCTCCGCCGTTGGTGGCCTCGATATGTACTCAAGGAAGAACTCGTTGGTGGGGGCATTGTCCATGTGGTACTTGGTCAGCCCGTGTAACGCACCATTAGACCCACGCCCATCGACGGTGGCCGAAATATCGTATGAGTCACAACCGAACGAACCGAGATGCTCGTTTCCGGGGTACTTGATCCCATTGCGGGTGATCATGCTGTTCTGCATGTTGGAGTCGGGGACCCAACTCACCAAGAACCTGCCTCTATTGTCAGGGACGAACAGCACCTTGGTATCCTTGATGCCATCCTTCCACATAAACGTCCCGCGTGTCACCGTGTGGGCCAACACTTGCGAGTCGTTGTAGTCAATCTGTTGGTAGATTTTGGTAAGGTTGAAGAGCGATGACTTGCTCTCATCACGGAATGCGTGTGACTCCGTGCGTGGGAACTGACGGTAGAATTCGTTCAACGAATCCGCGTCGTTCTTGAGCGAAGCAACCTCCGCATCCCAATAATCAATGGCACCAATCTTGATCCAGTTGTTGTCAACCCCCTTTACCGGGTTGCTAGGAGTCCTAAACACAGGCATACCGAATCGATCGATAAAGCCCTCCATGTTCCACTCCATCGGAATAAACAGATTGTATAAGCCACTCTTAGTCTGTCCGTTAGCATTTCTAATTGCTGCATTTGAATCTTCGTATAGTCTCTTGTAGTTATCACCACCCTTGCTCAGTGCATTGGACGTTGAACCCATCATGCACTTGCCGATAATCTTGCTACCGACACGCAAACAGGTCTTGGTTACGCGCCAGTTGTTGAGGATGTTGTTGGGCTTCACCCACTTGGCGCTCTCGTCATGCGCCAAGAACAACAACTTTTCCCCGTCATATGAGTTCTCTTCCGTGTTACGCCAGTCAATGGTGGTATCCAACCCATCAATCTCATCCAACGAAACATCGTACATGTTCTTCTTAGTGATCTTCGACGCTGGTACTCGGTATGCCAATTCAGTCTTCGGCTTGTCCATACCATCCATCACCGGCTTGAAGAAGAACGGCAACTTGCTGTTGATAGGCACGACCTTGTCGGTGAACATCTTCTTGGCATCGATACCGGTCTTGGACAGAATGCCCACCCTTGAATCTCGTGCCAACGTACCGATGTTTACCACCTCTGAAGAACACATGAACGAGAATCCCGAACGACGTATCTTCAAGTAGATCATCCCGAAGCAGCGAATGTCCGCCTTGCACGCTTCCCAAAAGATGAAGAATATCCTGTTGGCTTCCCGGTAGTCGGGGTAACCAACGTCAATGCTAGACCACTGAAGGTACATCCAATGGCTCCCCGTCACGTAGGTGGGTTCGCCATAGTTCATAAACCAAAAGCCTTGCTCACGACTGTCGTAGTGGCTTTCGATATGATCAATCCACCGATCCTTAAACTCCGAGGGGAGTTCGTTCCATTGGAAGATTGACTGAATGCGCTGTAGTTCCTTGGGATATTCTTGACGCTCCCAATACTGCTCGGCTATCTTCTTGCTGCGAGAGTACACCTTCTCGGGTGCCAGTGGCAACGCAACGATGAGACCGGAGATCTTCATGATCTGCCCGATCTGCCCGCTCTTGGAGATTATCACCATGTCGTACTGCTCATTGTATCCGTAACGCCATCCCTTCAGCGCGTTCTTGTGGTTCAAGACCGTCTTTGGAATGTAGTCCTTCAGTTCAATGTACAGGCTATTTTGATCTTCTCTCTGCGAAACCACGTTTAGAATCTGATTTTTTAGGGCCACTCTCAACCATGTCGATGTTCTCTCTCTCCGCAATGATGCGGTTTAGAATATCGAATGCATCAAATATAGCCAACTTTTTGGTAGCCGCAGCGTTCTTTAATTTGTCAGCCGATAACTCGTCGTCATCCCCCGGCTTTATGATATCCTCTTGAGCCACCTTAATCAGCCTCTCAACAGCAATATATCCCGCCTCGATGATCTTGATTTTGATTTCCTTGTTGTCTATCATGGTTGGCTTTTTAGGAATGCAACTTGGATGAGCCTTGAATCGTCACCCTCTCCGAAGTTCTCAAAAATGTTACGGGAGTGCGCCAACTCAGAATCGAATATCACCATGCGATTGAACTTCGAATACAACACGCAAGACCTTTCACCGTCCTGGTCATAGATGGTAGTGCCATCTTCTTTCGGGTGGTCCTTGCTCAGATAGAGTATCGCGGTAACATCGCCCATCATCTCATCGGTGTGGATGAAGTTCGGTTCTTGCTGCCCAAGCGGTGACTTGCGAACGAAATTAAACGTCACGTAGAAGTCCGGACCCAAATAGGCCATCGCTGTACGCGCGAACATGTCGACGCTGGATCTTGGTTGAATGTTATGGAACACCCTGTCCCCATCAACCACATCAATAAACTCCCCACTATGGATCTCCCTTATGTATCTCTCTGGGTCAATTAATACGTTGTCTAATATCCCTAAATTCATAGTTTAATTGTTATCTGATGATCGTATATCCTGTACAACTTCTCTCCGTCTACCTCAAACTCGTACTCGCTCTCAGGCTGAAAGCACACTAGGTCACCCGAATTCACGCCCTTGCTGACAAGGTAGTCGTTGGGGTAGACCATCTCCCCCATCAAGGGTTCTTCCTTGAACGGCTTAAAGATGTATGATTTCTGTACAGGTATGGGCTTGACGAAACAATATCGATCGTATGCATGCCACTGCCCGCTATGTTGGTATAGGAAAAATTGGTCAAGTTCGATGAAAAATAAATCTTCACGAAAGAAACTCTTCCCACTCTTTCGATTTCCTTTGATGTCGTTGTAGAATTTGAAAACATTGTGGTGTACTAATAATATGTCTCCCGGAACAATCGGCCCGTCGTACCCACGGGGTACTTCAATGACCTCTGCTTCTCGGTTTGAGAATTTATGATCTTCTTCGGAGGTGCTGATAATCAACTCGATACCACCAATCTCCTTGGTGTTGTTATATCGCTTCCCCTTTACTGGCTTGGCGATAAAATAAAATGGTGACTGCATCAATAGTTAATGTTGTATTCTATGGATACAGGGATGGTAGAAGAAAACTCCTTCCAAAGCACAACCTCTTGCTTGGGGTTGATGATGTAAATTTTGATCGATTGCTTACGTTCGTCGTACTTGATTAGGTGTATCTCATTGGTATCGTTCAGCACCTTTTGCCCCACGATATAATGCATAGCACCCCCCTTGTAGTCCGGACCAATCGCTATTTTCCTGATGTCCATATTTCATTTGATTAGATTTGATTTTGTTAATGATGTTATTGGAGTTGCCAGATACTTATCTCGGCTGATGGCACATTGCTCCATCCACCCAAGTTGGTATGAGTGTACAACCCACCGTTATTTACACCTGAACTGTCGCGCATAATCTCGAAAGACATGGTAGTACCAGCGGTTGTAATGTTGATCGGTATGGTTATTTCATACGGGAACATAACACCGGTAGAATCTAACTCGACTCCCTTAGTGCTACTAGATTGAACTCCGTTCACCAAGAAGCGGAACAAAGTAACAGTAACACCACCGGAAGAACCTTGACGTTCTATGTTGCCATAGCCGTTGATCAGATACAAGCCAGTTTGGTTGAAGGTAATGGTCCCGTTAGATGCAATCATCACAGCGTCGCCCGATGTTCCTTGAGCCGCACCGAAACTAACCTGCAACGGATTATCAAGACCACTGGGTAGTTGGTTCACGGTGGATGTAGCAACCAACACAGGAGTGAATTCAAAAACACTAGCACATAAGGCAGCAATAGAACCAATAGTATAGTTCTTAGTTTCGTTGCTTGATGATACTTCTGTTCCAATTAATTTATCCGATACGGTCGGGGAACTGTCGACGTTATACTGTGAAATTTTCATCTTAGGTAAGTGTTAATAGGTATAAGGTTTTGTAGATAAGGGCTGACATCTCATCAAGAATGTTCTGCAAGCAATGAGGGTAGTTCTTGTACTCGTCGTCGATGGTCTTTGCCAATGACTTCAAGTGGGTAATGGCATCCTCTGCTGTAGACTGGGGGATTGTGATATCCAAACGCCCGTAGTAACCGAAGTACGACTCAGTGAAACTGTCGGTGAACTCCAAGATACCATCATAGTACGCGTTAAGCGCCTTATGCTCGGCGAAGGATTCAGTCTTGAGATGCATCAAGTGCATCATGTCGCGTGATTGGAATAGCATTCCAATGAATTTTGCAGGTGCCATTATTTTTTTTCTTTGTTGGTTATCTCCCCTGTCTGCATGTTGATCACCGCATCTGCTCCGTAGCGATCAATCAACAGCCTCTCGTGATTGGAGAATTTCTCACGCAAGGAATCAAGCATCATTAATACAGAGTGTTTTTGCATCTCAAGGTCTGAAATGTTCAGCCTCAAACGGTTGTACTCAGCATTCATTTGCTGGATTGCTTCTAGTTCTTCTTTTGTTAAGTTCATTTGATTTGATTTTAGTACAAATATATACCTTTTTTAAAAACAAAAATCCCCCTTGGTGGAGGGGGACTGATGTACTATGACTAAACCAATTTACTTGCTTGCTTTCTTCTTGGCTTTGAACTTAGAAGCATCCATCACTTGGTAGGATGTCTTGCCATTCAACTTCAATGCCTTCAACAATTGCTTGCGGTTACCGGCAGCCTTGTAAGATATGTGTACCCAGTCAGGGTTCTTGTCATCTCCGAACTCCCAAATGATTTGGTCGAAGTCAAGGTTGTTCACGATGTAAGAAAACAACTCTGCGTTCTTCTCGTCCAAGTCAATGTCGACAGCCTCACCAATGTTGTGTTGGCTCGCCTTGGCACCACCAATGAGTTTGTTCAACTCAGGTGAGCGGTATCCGCTGCTGATTCTGATGGGGCATTTCATGCCTTCGCGCAATGGCTCAAGCACTTTCTCGCACAATAGTGTTAGGTTGGCTACAACCTGTGGGTCTTTGGGGATGTTAGGAATCCCGTTCTTGATGGCAGTCTGACTGTGAGTCAACTCCTTCATTGAAAAATGTTCTGTAAGGTTCATGGTCTTATCGTTTAATAATCAGCAAAATAAATAGAATTACTGCAACAATTACAAGCCACCAAGGATAATCTTGCTCTTTGTATACCAATCTTGGCTTGGTTGTGATGGTCTTGGTCCTGATAATTGTCTTTGGTTTTTGAGTGACGATGGTCTTGATGGTGTCCTTGTATCGGATTACCTTGACTTGAATACCACCCGTATCAATGGTGATGGTGTCAATCTCCTTGGTGACTACGATCTTCTCGAAGTACAAAGAGTCATTCACCTTGATCGTGTCGGTGAAGGTGAGCGTATCCGGGGCGCAGATAACAGGATCCTTCTTGCACGCCTGCTTGATATGCCACTGGGCAGAGCAGGACGATAGAAGAAGTATGATGATCAGGTATCTCACTCTTCTGATTTCTTGTTTGAGAACTTGTCGATGGACGTAAAGCCCAACGTCAGAATGGTTACCCACTCTACGGCTTGCACCAGTTCGGCGCTTGGGGCTATGTCCTGTGGAGACATGGAGTTGTGAGCCATGGTTCCAAATAAAACGAAGGCACCAATGATTCCGACAAAGCGCTTGCTTGAGAACTCGCCTTTGTCTCCCTTAAAAATTTCTAATAGTTTTTTCATTTCCCTTGTCCTTTATATTTTTTGACGTAATTCTTAGAGGTCTTCAATGAAGAACTCTTCTTCTTGGAAACAACGCCGGGTCTAGAGACCTTGGGCTTTGGCTTCCATGAGGATGCCGTGTTGCTTTTTACTTTTGTTGCCATAGGTACATTCTGAAATATTCAAAGTCATCTTTGCCGCCCTCTTCAACATAGTTCAAATAGGCGTCGTATGCAGGCCCGGTCATCTTAACCTCCTCGACGGTGGTGTCAATGCCGTTGGCAATCATCTTGGCAGCGTACATCTCTTGCACCTTCTCCATCTTTTCAACCTTGGCCATAGCGTCAGTTACCGATTGCTTGAGTTGCTCTTTCTCCTTGGCCTTTTCTTCTGCCATCTTCTGAGATACCTCCTTGGCCATTGCGGTGGCCTGTGAGGCATTGTTTATGTTCTTTGATACCTTGGCTAGCAACGCATCGATTTCGTTTGTCTTAGGGGATTCTACAGCCCAAGACTCGGTAAACAGATAGCCGGTTATAAATAGACCGGTGAAGATCAGGAGTAAGTGTTTCATAACTTCTTCATTGAATTGATTATACGTAGTTCAGTAATTGCCGCTGACAGAGCGGAGTCGGCTGTCTTCAGTGCGCGGTAGGCTTGCTTCTGCTCTGCACGAAGTACCGCCATCTCTTTGCGGCACTCGTCAATCTGCGTTTGATTGGACGAACGAAGGTCCATATACAAATAGCTAACAGCCACAAGCATGCAAAAAGCCACGGCCGCAACTGGATTTTTTTTAAATTGTTCAAAACTGACAGGGACGGGGGTTTTCTTAGGAACGGCCATTATTCTGTTGGGTTATCGGGTTTAATACAATAGGGAGAGTCGGGGAACTTGGCACAATATCCAACCAGGTACAAATTGTCATCACCCGAAAAAGTATGAACGCCAACGGGATTTGGCCATACTTCAAAGGCCGTGAAATCGGGTTTGGGTTCTTCGTACCAAAGAATGTCAATCGCCCATTGTGTGGATAGGTCTGTGCAGTTGCCTTCTTCATCCGTGGCAAAACAAATGTTACCTAATTCCACAACGGCACAACCTACATAGGATTTTGTTTCCGTACCATCGGGGCTGATGTTTGTTTGTTGTATTTGGGCTTGGTATGTTGCCCACTCGGTTTCGTTTGCGAATTCGTATTTTGTGAAGGTCTTCATTTTACAAAGTTGTTATTTTTTGGAATTGCAATCCCTTGCCCATTCCTTTTGTGATTGGTTTCATTAATTGACAGTTATAATAAACGGCTCTGCGGTCAATCTCAAATTTACTTTCAATTTCCCAAATTTTGCCTACAAATCCCGTGGTAATTTCTTGGATTAAACTTGCCGTTTCTTGTCTTTTTTTAACTCCATTTTCAATGGCTTGTCGACTTGGGCAATACCCTATTTTTGATTGCTTGACTTGTTGGCAAAAATACTCACTTCTTTTTTTACCTTTCCACGCTTCGCCTATTTTACGCTTTGCCTCATCGGTGTGCGACAAATTGTAATTTGGATGACCTTTCAACTTTTCACTTATTTTGGCTTTGGTTTCTTCGGTTGCAATGCGCCCTTTTAATTTCGCACTCATTTTTTGTTTTGATTCTTCCGAATGTTTGCCACCAAAAAAACCTTCACCGCCATCAGTCCTATTGCATAATTGTTTTTTACCATAATATGCAATTAACCATTTTTCAATTTCTTTGGCTGAATTTAATTCTATATCCGAACAAAGAACATTTACTAATACCCCATATTTATTATAATGGCGTTTCCAAATCTCACTTCTTGAACCAAAATGATAAGCCCGTTTAACATCGTTTCCAATGCCTACATAAAAGACCTCTTTACTTTCTGGTTTCATATGTATATAAACGACTGCCATTATAAACTGGTGATGGATGCCAATTCGGCGTTTGTTAGGCGGGTTGGGAATAGGATGGCTTGGTTCATTCCGCCATTAATTGCGTAATTACTTGTATTTCCTCCGCCCACATAAAGGCTTCCCATCGCCCCGACAGTTCCGCTTGTATCTGTTGCTAATTGCGTTCCATTCATATAAGCCGCAAAATCATTTTGTTTGTAAGCAAATGCCATTTTTTTGCGACCTATTGCGCCTATTGTAGAAGTCATAATTGATTGCTGAAATCCATTATCCCATAATTCAAAAATTAAACTCCCCGAACTCTGAATATAAATATAAGCAAAACTGCTACCAGTAATTAATTGAATTGCCAGTATTCCACTGACATCATAATTACCCGTGAAGTTCCAATCGACAAACATCACCCCCTCCGTCTGCCCAATCAAACTAGTTATCCCCGTCTTAAAACAAGTATCCGCCACCCTTGTGGCACTTGCTGATGTGGTTGGGATGTAGGATGTGGGGTAAGATGACGCTTCGACTTGTGCGCCCCATACATAAACACTTGTTGAAAGTGTATTTGATTCGCCACGAATTGCCGTATTTGATGTAACGATATTGAATAGGAAAGTGTTTGTCGATGTTGTTGAAATCGCAGTTGCAATCATTGAACACCTATACCACCCGTTACCCAAATTATCTATTTTTGCAGTAGTTCCCGCACCAACATCACCAATAACACCCGTAGCAATGTTAAAATTTGCGTAAGTTGTAGCGGAAAAGATTGCACCCGAACCAATTAATTGTACAAAATTATTTGTACCCGCTTTCGCAAAAATTGAAGTTGTGTATGCTTGTCCGCTTGTAATTGTGAAAATACCTGTGCTTCTTAATTGATGCTCGTTTGAACTTCCATCGGCGGTCAATGTGTCTGCATTTGTAGTTCCGTCGGGGCTTGTTACTGAATTTGCGCTTATGCTTGTTTGTAGTTTAGTCCAATCTGCATTATCAAACTGCTCTGAATAAGTCACCAAATTCGTACTCTGCTTCTCCAACAACAAACTTGGACACCCGCCCCCGCCATTTTGATAAGTTAATCTTGGAACATTTAATCTGTCGGTTGTGGGGAAATAGGGTTTGGCGGTTGAGCCGATGTTGGTTTGTGCAAATGCGATTACTATATCTTGCGATGTCCAACCTCCGTCAATATATGAATCGATTGAAATTCCCGCCAATGCGTTCCCACTTGTTGTAATTCTTTGCCATTCAGTCGTTAAATTATACTGCGTACCAAAAGAGCCGTTTGGGTCGCATAATCTAATTTTTGCGGTACTCCCGTACGCTTTTGCATAGATTGAATTTGTCCCATTTAATGCAGTTAAATTTTGCAACAAATAAGAAACTCCAGAAAATTGCGCACGAAATGCTGTTGCCCCTCCGTTTGGGTCGGTTTGTCCGCTTGTTAATGTTACATTGGTATTTGCCCACGGGCTTGTGCTAAAAGTATTTGATTGTTCTAACAAATTCCACGGGCAAACCTCAACCAATCCCTGGCTGTTGATCCTTGTCCCGTTGGATGCTCGGGTGAACGCCAAATCGCCGGCTCCGTTGATGGGGATCTCACTGTATACTACGTCCTCCTTGTACCCAGAAGGGATCATTACTAATGATGCTTGTTCTAATAAATTGCTCATAAAGATAATTCTTGTATTGCGCGTGTTGCACATACGGCTGCCTCTTGGTAGCCGCCGTCAAGTTGGACGCGTGTTGAATATTGTGATGGTAAATTGTACCCAGATAGTTTGTTCAATGCACAGCCTACACCCTCTAAGTATCCGCCGTCGGCAGTTACCCTGTCGACATATAGGTTCATGATGTAGTCAGCCCCATTGTAAAATGGGTACATGGAACCGACCAAGTTGGATATACTAATCTGCATCGGTTACCACATTGCTACAATGTTTGTCGCATTCGTGTTGGTTGCGAAAACCTTAAGTACCTGCACCGGTACAAATGTCCCACCGTTGATTCCAACAAATGTTACATCGTCACCGCCAGCAGTTAGCACACGAACGTCGCCGAATCCGCCAACGTATAATACACATCCATTGTTTCCTACGCCACTCTGGGTGGAAACACTGGGGATATCTACTGTGTCACTGGGAGTTACAGCGGCTGCTCTACTGATTTGAAGTTTCTGATAAGCCATGTTTTTATTCTTTGATACAAATATATGGATTTTAAATAATATGATTGGAAAACAAAAAAGGAGCCGTGTGGCTCCTTCTGTTTTGGTTAATGGTTTGGCTTAAGCCTCTTCAACGGATCCGAACTCAATCACAGGAACATCGTTGATTACCTCAAGGGCTTTTACAATGTTCTGAACTTCGATCAGTCCGTAGCAACCTTTTGCGATTGCCATGTGCAGGGCTTCTGCGATTACTTGCTTTGCGTTTTCTTGTGTCATATGATTTGATTTAATTAGTTTGCTGGTGTCGCCCAAGGCAATGGGGTGTTCACAGGAACAACAGGAGGATTAGCCTGACTGTCGATCTGTCCTTGAATGCATGCCTCGATGTTTGCTACTCCGTCCACACCCAACTCAGCCTGGATCCATCCGATAACGATTGGCTCTGTGAGTTCAGCGTATGGTACGAAATTCTCTACGTTCTCTGTAGAGAAACGCGCGATGTTAGAGATTTCAGCACCATAAGTGCCATCACCACCCAATACAAGGTAGTTAGCGATCACTACGTAGTCCTGCTCTGTGCCTACTGTTTCTGTGTAAAGGGCAGTTACTGCCCAAGTGAATGTTGTCATATTGCGAATTTAGTTATTTTATGCTTTAAGTAAAATTTTGTATGCAGTTCCGTTGATGCGTACGCTCCAAGTTGCGTCTGAGGAAAGGGATTCAGAGGTGATAGCACCTGCGTTAGTTCCTGCACTACCAAAAACGGCTTGGTTGTTTCCTGTTGCGGTTGCGCTTACTCCCAAAATTAAAGAACCCGAAAAGTCACCCGATGCAGTATTTAATCCTACTGCGGTATTATAGTTTCCCGTTACGTTATCGGACATAGATGCACGACCAACTGCGGTATTTTGTTCACCCGATGTATTTGATACCAATGAAGCATGACCTACTGCGGTATTGTAATTTCCCGTTGAGAGTTTTAATGCTTGATAACCGATTGCAGTAATGTTTATTTGACTCGTATTACTATACCCTGCCTCAAAACCTACGGCGGTGTTGTTGGAGGCTGTGTTGTTGAATAAAGAATAATATCCTAAAGCGGTACTATTGCTTCCCGTAGTATTAAATATTAAACTTCCAGTACCAAATGCAGCATTGTTGCTTCCCGTTGTATTTGACCTTAATGCGGCATCACCTACTGCGGTATTTTCATTGCCTGTTGAATTATCCCTCATTGAATCAAAACCAACAGAGGTATTGTAACTACCTGTATTATTACGTAAAGCACGATAACCTATTGCAGTAATTTCTACCCCACTCGTATTAGTTAACGCAGCCTCAAAACCTACGGCAACGTTGTTTGATGCGGTGTTGTTTCGTAATGAATCACGACCTACGGCGGTATTGTTACCTCCTGTTGTATTAAACGCTAATGAAGCGCAACCAACACCTACGTTATTACTGCCTGTTGTGTTAGAAAGTAAAGAACTATCCCCAAATGCAGAGTTACTAGCACCTGTTGAATTTGAAAATAACGATTGAGTACCAACTGCACTATTACCCGAACCTGTTGAAAATCTCAACGCTTGATAACCTATTGCAGTTATAGCCGTACCACTTGTATTTTGATACGCAGCCTCGTAACCTACGGCGGTGTTGTTGGAGGCGGTGTTGCTATATAAAGCGGCTTGACCTAAAGCAGTATTATTACCTCCTGTAACGTTAGTTAATAACGCATCCTCACCAATAGCGGTGTTATTACTTCCTGTTGTAGTAGATAACAAAGCAGCAACGCCCACAGATGTATTATTACTACCTGTAGTTGTATCGTAGCCCGAATCTCTACCTACTGCCGTATTGTTAAAACCCGTAGTATTAAAATTCAAAGCCCTATAACCTAAACCTGTATTGCTATTTCCTGTTGTATTACTTAACAAAGAATCTACCCCTACACCTACGTTTTGCGTTCCGCTTGTATTCGCCCTTAGTGAACGATAACCCAAAGCGGTGTTATTGGATGCTGTATTGCTCTCAAGCGACAATGCACCGATAGCGGTGTTGGTCGTGCCTGTGCTATTAGCCGTTAATGCGTTTAGTCCAAACGCCGTGTTATTAGACCCAGTTGTGTTGCTGTCCAATGCAGTAGCACCAAAGGCGGTATTGCTTGTGATTGCGCCAGCGCCATAGTTGGTGATACCTGTGGTGGATACCAACAGTGGCAAGTCGTTTCCATTACCATCAGACAGACGCTTGAGCGTTGCGGTCAGTGGAAGGTTATCACCGATCTTGATCAGACTCGGGTATGTGTTCTGAGGGGTGGTATTAAATAAAGAAGTTCCCATATTATTATTTTCTTAGTTATGTTAAGCAGTCGTTCCAGTGCGTGTTCCAGTCTTGCCACAAGATGCTGATGTTCTGCCACACGTCTGTAGAGTAGCAGTCGTCGCTTGATCCACCAACCATGTCCAATGCAATGATGCTCGACGCAGTCGTGCCAGTTGCAAATACCCATGATGTGTGTACAGGAATGAATGTCCCTGATGGGACACCAAAAAATGTGACGTTGTCCCCGCCCACTGTCAATATATGCACATTGCCTCCAATACCCACGTACAGACAACTACTACGATTGCTCGTGCTTAGGTTTTGTTGTAAACTCTCCGTATCGGAAGGAGTTACCAAAGCCCCATGATAGTGCTGTAGCGATTGGACCGGCATTTATTTCTCGTTATTGTAAGGGAATATTCTGTTCAACGCGTCCTTGCGCTGACCACAACCACATGGTTTGCCAGTCGCCTTAGCCACGGTCTCTACTACTTTCTTAATGCCGGTGGCAGTTGTGATCTTCTCCACAGTGTCACCCAATCCTTTGCTTTTGTTGTTTTCCATATACTGCAAATTTATAGATTTTTTTCTATTATACTTTCGATACCCTCGATCCCATACCAACCCTACTCTTCTCGGCCTTCTTCGCCGCTAACTTCGATGGGCTGATCTCTGACTTGGTCTTTGGAGTCTGTGCAGATACTCTCTTGGTCGGACGGCAGTACTCGTTCTTACCACCCGCACCACACGCCTTGCCACTCTTCGTGTCCACCCACTTCTCCGCCTGCCAACGCTTGAGGTCTGCACCCTTTTCGCTTTTGTTCACAGCACCCGATCCCTTCCTGCACTTGGCAATCGCCTGTGACGCGCGAGCAGATGGGAACACATCGTACGATGCCTTGACTTTTTTGTAGCAAGCGTCTTTCATTAGTACTTCCCCTTCCGGCTTTTGGGCGATGGAGTGGTAGCACCACCCGGCCCGGCCCATAAATTCTTACACGCCCAATACCTGGGCGTTAACTTGTCACTAGCAGTGTCGCAAGAATGGCGTGCCTTGAAAGATTTACGGGCAGCGGCAGAATAGTTATTTCCGTACCCCTTTGCACCAAAATGCAGGAGTTTCTCCTTGCCACCGGCACACGCCTTGACCATCTTCTTCTTACCCGGTCTGTCTGAAGGAACCGGGCGATTGCACGCCATCTTGGACTTGTTAGCCATAAAGATTAATAACCTTTTTTCTTGGCCATTGCGGCTTTCTTGGCACCAGCCATCAACTTGGCAGTTGCACCTTTGCCTGTAGGAACTACTTTACCAGCGCTTTTTTTAGCAGCAGGCTCTTTCATCATGGATGCCTTTGGCAATCCGCCCATTGATTGTGATTTTTTCATAGGTATGGTTATTTTTGCATCACAAATGTAATCAAATTTAATTAAATGAATGCCCCACACTATTCCTACATGAAGTACTGGAGGATCGTACGGAAGTACACCATGATGAAGTATAATCTAAACCAAGATGATCTTGACGTGCTGTTCTATATCCACGATGAAAAATACTTCAGCAACTACCAGTTCGAGAAATACGAAAAGACCATGCCTTGGAACGTCAAGCGACTGCAAAGCCTATGCGAGCGCGGATGGATCACAAGGCTCCCAAGCGGAAACAAGTACGCCAAACGAGATGTCTATGAAGTGACCATCAAAACACAACGCGTAATCAACAACATCTACTCCATCCTCAATGGCGATGGCTTTCCTACCATCACCCAACGTATGGACAAGCGCCGTAAGCGCTACCTCGAGACCCGCTACAAGAACTTCATGGCCACTATGGTCGAGGAAATCAAGGAGAATAAAAAGAAAGAGGCCGAGTTTGCCGCAGCCCAAGAAGCCGAACGCCTGCGCAATGAGCGCATACGCCGCTCTAGAGGACAATAACTACATCCCGCTCCTGTATGATCGTGTAGTGATGCCCACTGATCACCATCGTGAATGAGTGACCCTTATCATAATGGATCACATCACCCTCTTTGATATGGGTTACATCCGTTCCCGAAGCCACTACCTTGGCCTTCTTGTACCTAAACTCGTCAGCATCTCTGGCCGACAACAACAGACCTGTGTCCGTCTTTACTTCCTCCTCAATGTTGGAGATGACTATGTACTTTCCGATGGGCTTCATGGCTGTGGTTCGTATACTCGTGCCATTGTCACGATTGCGTTGGTGGATAAAATGGTTACCGCTACGCTGATGGCGTTCTGCAAAGCACATCGCGTTACCTTCAACGGGTCAACTACACCCATCTTGATCAAATCACCGTGAGATCCTGTCTTCAAGTTGTAGCCCATGTTGAATTCAGTCACATCATCGTACACAGAGTGTACACTTATGCCAGCGTTGGTCAGGATTTGGTTGAGTGGGGCTTGTAGGGATTGTTTTAGGATATGAATGGCGGCTAATTTTTCTGCGCTGTGAGGCACGATCGATGAGAACATGGTATCTTGGGTAGCAATGTGGTGCAAAGCGCGTCCAGAACCCGGCAAAATGCCTTCCTCGAGGGCCGAACGAACGGCACATACTGCGTCATCGACGCGGTCGTACAACTCCTTCTGCTCCAAGTCGGTGTTTCCACCAACGTATATGACACCAATACCACCAGTCAAGGAGGCGATGCGCTCCAACAGAAAGTCCTTGTCTGCTTTCTTTGCTGCTTGTGCGTGTGATTGCCACAATTGAGCCACTCGCTCGTCGATTGTCTGCTGGTTAGAGCGCGCGGTGGATTTAATCAGTATGGTTTTGTCTGAAGAGACGATCACTTTGGCGGCATGGCCTAGGTCCGAGTAGTTGATCAGGCTCAAATCGTCGCCGGTCTTCTCGCTATAGTAGGTTGCACCCACACTCACAGCGATGTCCTGCATCAACTCGTGCTGCTTATACCCAAAACTAGGTGGTTGGATAGCCACAATCTTCAGGTTGTTCTTCATTACGTTCGCAGCCAACGTGTTCACCACGTTAACATTGCACGGTGCAATCAATAAAATCTTCTTGTTCTCCTGAATGATGGGCTTCAATACCAACTCCAATTGCAGGATGTTGCTAATCTCCATGTCAGCCACCAATACCATCACATCCTCGTACACGCACTCGTCCTTCTTCTGATCATTGATGAACAACGGACTCAAATACCCCCTATCAATCTTCAACCCGAGCGTAGTCTCCGCATACGTCTCTGTACTTTGGCTTCTCTCCACCGTTACAATACCAGTCTTACCAACTTCCTTGTAAACGCCAGCAATTATCCCACCAATGTTTTTGTCATTGTTGGCAGAAATCGTAGCCACGTCCGTAAGCATAGCGTTCGTCAACTTCTTACCATTCTGCTTCAACTTCTCCACCACCAAATCACTCACCTCCACCAAACTGCGTAGCAGTTCAGTACGGTTCAATGACGGGTTCGCGTTCAAATGGTCCAAGCCATTAAGAATCAAAGACTCCGTCAGCACAATACTCGTAGTCGTACCATCACCCGCCTCCGTCGCAGTGCGATCGGCAGCCTGCTTGACAATCTTCACAGCCAAGTTCTCAATCGGGTCAATCAAGTCTATCGACTTGGCCACAGTTACACCATCCTTGGTGACCGTAAGGCCATGCGTATGGTTGGGTGACTCAATCAATACCGTGTTGCCGCTAGGCCCCAATGTACTCTTAACTGCCTTGGAAAGTTTCTTGATACCACTAACCAACTTGCCTTGTGCCTCTTCGTCAAAAGCCAAGTCCTTCGGAGAATAACCTAAATTCATATAATTCGATTTGATTTGATACCACAAATATACATCTTCACATCGTATGTGCAACAGGACGATCTCCTTTCACATTTTCCTCCATCACAAAATTTGTGATGTTGAATATGTTAATGTTGATGTTGACTTTTCCTTATCTCTCTCTCTCTTTTCTTAATGCGCAACTTTTTTTTTTATTTTCATTTCGGTTTCATTTTCAACATTTTCAACATATTTCCTTTTAACTCCTTTATTTTCAATGAGTTACTAATTTCAATTTCAACATATTTTTAACATAAACTATGTTAAGTTTAACATGCAATTGTCATAGTATTGTAGAATTGTCTAAGTTATGTAGTAATAAGGCATGTTGAAAATTTCAATTCATGCCAAAAACATGTTGTTTTTTAGGCCAATTATGTTGAAAATCGAGGCACTTATGTCGAAAAATGACAACTTTATGTTGAATTTGGGGACATTTATGTTGGCTTTTGAGGGGCGATTTGGGACCAAATGGGGTCAGACATAGGACAATTCTTGCCCTATGGGGACGAAAAAAGGGAGCATATAGCCCCCTTCATAATGACAAGTCTGCCTTCGGCATCCTTATGTGATTGATGCGCTTAACCGCGTTTTACAATTGGCATAAGCATCTCCATTGCATCCTCACTTCGCTCGGCTCTCTTGTATGCCTCGCTCATCATCTCAATCTTCTGCTCCTTCATACGATCCTTGCGCATCTGCGCATACTTGCTAATGCCCATCTCGTAACTGGGACTCTCTTGCGTAGCACCATAACTGATATGGCTCGCTACAATGTTGAACTTCTTTATCATGATTGAGCAAATATAAGCAATGTTCTTGAAGAGGTTAGATACTCTCAGTGTGGGGGTACAGGAGATACTAGACACTCTCAGTGTGGGGGTTATACCCCCCGATTTGCGCGCACGACCCATAGAGAAAGTCACTTTTTTTCGCATAGCCCCCCTCCCCTTTTCCCCTTTTTTGCCCCGATTTTTGCCCTTTTTTCATAGATTCATCGCCTTTTGGCTATGGGGTTGCCCTCCATCGTGATGCACACCCGCAAATTGTGTATTTTACCCCCAACCCCGCAACCCCTTGACTATCAAGGGTTTACGCGGTGTCGTTACGACACCGACACCGAAAAAAATACAAATAGTTTGGTATTGTAAAATCTTTGTAGTAGTATTGTATCGTCTTAATGACGAAATATGAAAAACCAAAAAATCGAAGCAACCATTAGCGGAATGTTAATGGCTTCAAAAGGAAAGCAAAGCAAGGCGTTGAAAGTGAACGAGATTAAAACTGCGTTTAGCAAATTGAACGACCTTGACAAGGCGAAATTTACGGCGTCTCTCATTCTTGCACAAGATTTGGCAAAGTTGAAACCCATTTTTGATGAGTTTTGCAAGGCGGTGAAAAACAAGTTGAAAGATGAGGGCTTGACTGCAAAGGAGTTACCAAATCAAGACGCCATAATTTGGGCGGTTTACAAAATCACAAAAAGTTGGTTTCATCGCCTTGTCAAGGTCGGCGGTATCGCCCCCAACATCGTGAACAAATTTATCGCCAAATGTGATGAGATGGAGGCAAACGGCGAAACCCCGACGCGTTCTATTGATGCCCTCAACACATGGGCGAAAAGTTACGACGACCACAAGGGCGAGGCGGACACCGACGGCGAAAGTTTATCCGATTTGCGTGATGGTGGCGAACGCCGTGAAACCCTTTGGGGTATCAAATCGGGAAAGTTAAAATTGAACTTTTTCACCGACGGCACAAGTGAAACGAATTTCACCGACGCGGAAATTAACGAACTTTTGATACGCATTACTGCCCACATCAAGAGCAAGTATGCGGAGAAAAAGACAACGCCCAAACAGCGTGAGAAATTGGATGCAGTGCAAAGGGAAAAGAAACCCATTGCCGTTAACAAGTTGCTCAAATAAGCAACCCAATTAACCCCCAACACTAACCCCCCAAATTTGGGGGGTTTCGTGTTTATATGGGTTATTAATTAATAGCACTATTATACCCCTCCGATATTGGAGGGGTATTTTTTTTGCCCCTATTATTTCACCCCTACATTTTACCCCTATTTTAAGCCATTACACGCACTTTCTCACCCTTTGGTATACCTAACCCTCACCCCACTATTTTAATGCCCTTAAAACGCCTAATTTAACGCCTCATTTTTTTATGGTGGAAAGTTACACCCCATCGGTGGAAAGAAACGCCCGATATTTTCGGTGTCGTTACGACACCCACCACCCACCAAAAATTGGTGGGTGACACGGCAAGGACACGCCCAGTTTTGAAGTTGGCGAAACGGCAAGACAATTTGGAATTGTCATACCTTTGTCGTACCTTTGTATTGTTGATGGAATGGCAAGAACGAAAGACACGGACACGAGCAAGGCAAGGCAAGAAAAAGCGGTGTCGTTACGACACCACGACACGGCAAGTTCACTCACAAGGCAAGTCAGTTCACAACTTGGAGATGCACGACTTACAATTTGGAATTGTCATACCTTTGTCGTACCTTTGTAGTGTTGAAATAAGAACCAAATCAAATCAAAATGAATAACCAAAAAAGCGGTGTCGTTACGACACTATCCGACAAGGTCATCATGCAGTTGATGACATTTAACAAATGCACCCGAGAGCGTGCCGTATGTATGTACAAGGAGATGTTGCAAACCATCGCCGACTATTATCTGATGCAAAGCGGTGTCGTTACGACACCGAACGCGTCAAGGCATGAAATTGAGGCGTTTGCACAGAGCGTATGTAACGCTTATGGGTTAATTGAAAGGCACACGAACGAACTAACTAAACAACTATGTTAATCGCATTACACCAAATCATTGTGGGCGGTGAGACACGCCGTGTCTTGGTCAACCCAAGTTCTATCTATGTGGCATCGGCAACCGATGGTGGCACGATGGTATCAACTATTATCGGAACTATCCGTGTAACGGAGACGCCCGAACAAATTGAAAAACTGGTGTCGTTACGACACTCAAAATAAACACTAGCAAATATGGAACACAGAATCTACGCCATCAACCCTAATGAATGGGAAGGCTCAACAACAAGATTTATTATGGACTTGTCTGACGATGAATTTATGGAGATTGCAGAGAAGCAAGGATTAGTTTACACGCTCAAAGGGTTTGAGTTTGAGTTTAACCAAGAAAATATATCAGACCTATGGTATATAAGGATTGTATCAAAATAAACCAACACATGATAAATGTATACATAGAACACGGCGGTCATGCGGAATGTGTGGCTACCATCGCAGATGAATGGACTTACATGGCATTGCTACCTGCGTTTGAGCAACTTGCCATCAACAATCACGGCATACTCACCGAGAGCGTGGTAGATCCGCCACCACCGATACCAACAAGTGTATTCATGGTGTATTCAGAAGACGAGTATTCAACCGATATGGACAAGTACATCATGTACAGCGTACACTTTACAAGAGAGAAAGCCGAGGCAAAAATGCGTGAACTCATCGCTGAAAACAATGCGGATTTGAAATTCTTTATATCCGAGGAATCGGTGTCGTAACGACACTAGGATGCAAAACAAAAGCAATATGAAAAACAAATGGTTCTTGGGTGAGGTCAGTATTGGATACCGACGCACCGATCTTGACGAGTCACTCGTCAAAACACAGATTAGAAACTCTGAACACGCGGCGAAATTCTTTCGTGGCATCTTTCCCGAAGAGGTGATGGAACACCACGAAGAGATGTGGATTGGGTATCTGAACTACCACAACCGCCCTATTGGGTTCATGCAGTTGTCAAAGGGCAGTGTCAACGGCACTGTGGCGGACGTCAAGGGCATGGTTCAAAGTGCGTTGATGTGCAATGCATCGGGAGTGGTATTGATGCACAATCACCCGAGTGGCAACAAGACCCCATCCGACCAAGATATCAAGATTACAGGGCAAATCAAGCAGGCACTGAACCTCTTCGATATCAAGTTGGTCGACCACATTATACTCACACTGGAATCATACACATCCATGGCAGAGGAGGGCTTGATGTCATGAGGAAGATATACGAAGTGGGCATTGACTTGGGCGATTTGGGTACGCAAACCATCGCAACCTTTGACGACATGGCATTAGCGATGGCGTTCTTGGATGGCTACAAACTCGCAGACGCAACCTCAAACGTATTCATAGACTCGGTGACGAACGACTTCGAGTTGGATGAAATGATTAGGGCAGTTCATGTCGCAATGGATGCGATAGATGAGGACTACAACAACGAACCCAATGAGCAAACTCGGGAGGAATACAACTATTGGCAAAAGCAACTAAAAAGAATAGAAACCCTTTTAATAGAACACAAATCATGAGTAAGAAGAAAAAATCACAACAGGCAATGTTGGCTGATGCCATCATGACTATGCATCCAATGTATGCGATGTATTTATTGCAACGGATTCAAAGCGACACGAAAGTGTTGGTAGGGCAGATTCCCAAGATCTACGAGAAAGACAGGGCAGATATGGCAAAAGGAATTATAGGCTTTTTCAGCCCTGATTTCTATGTAACCTACGCAAACTATTTAATCAAGGCATTCAACGAGATTGACGGCACCGAAACGCCCCTTGTTGAGTACGACAAACGAGAAACTAGTGTCGTTACGACACCGCAAGAGCAAACCAATTAAAAAAACAAATATGGAAAACCAAATCAAAATCATGGAAGAAATGGTGCAACGCACCGAGGCAAATTTACAGCAGATGCAGGCATTGCTTGCTGAGGCAAAGGCAAACCAAGTGTCTTCGATGACACTCACCGACGAGGTGATTAGACGCATCGCAGAGGAGTTGGCAAGCAACTTCAGAAGCGACATGTATCTCACCGACATGGTGGAAATGGACACAAGTGTATGTGGAATGGACATCACGGTCGATTTGAGTTGGGAGTATTCAGTCGATGGCTCCATCAAGGATTGGGCTTATCAGATAATGGCTAATTTAAGAGACGAGTTATCATGAGAACCAAAGAAATAATTTACGGCATGCTCATAGAGAATACCGGCACGCACTTCCTCGATAGTGGGGGTGCGTACGGCAGGGCATGGGAGCGGAACCAAGGTAAGACCATCGAGGATTTCGAAGGCGAACCCGAGGAGAGTTACACCTACCACAGGTGTGGAAACTATTTGGATAGGCGAGTGTCGGTGTTCCATTACCTAAGCCAACTACAAACGGATTGGGTATGCGATTACTTCAACGAGATGCCATGCCAGGATTGGGATGCGGATGGCGAGGTGTATGGCGTCAGCAAGGCACAATGGGATTGGCTTGACACCAAGTGCGAGGTGAGGATTGGACACACTTTCAACACCTACAATGGGGAGTCAGACCTATCGCAGATACTGCAAGGCAGTTGGCTTACCATCAACGACGAGCAGTACTTGTTGCTACAAATTCACGGCGGATGCGATGCTCGTGGTGGGTACACCAATGCCAAGTTGTTCCAATGCCAAGAAGAGTGGATGATACACGAATACTTGCGTGAGTATATGGACAGTTACGACATCGACGAAGAACTACGCGAAGGATTTATCCAAGCCACGGACTACGACGACGAACACGTAACCTACACAAGCGACCAACTAATTGATATGCTAAGCGGTGTCGTGACGACACCGATTAATAACTAAAACCATGATAGAACAAGAAATCAGTGTAGACAATATCTCGGTAGAGATATTCTACGATCAGTTTGCAGACAGCCCACGAGAGTGGGACAATGAGACCAAGTTCGCCCTGTTCCACAAGCGGTACAATTTCCCCAACGAGATTGGCATTAGACACGAGGACTACGCATCGTGGGCTGAGATGGAAGAGGCATTGCAACTTCAGTACAAGTGGGTATACCCGGTATTCATGTACGACCACAGCGGGTTGGCATTCTCAATCAATTCATTCGACTGTAAGTGGGACTCGGGCAAGGTTGGCTTTATCGTGCTAGAATCAGGTACGGCAGAGCAGGCGTATAAGTGGGCGACAAGCGAACTAAAAACATTCAGCCACTACATGAACGGCGAGATGTTTGGAGTGAGTGTCTTCGAAGACACTGAGTTGGTCGACACGAACCTCGGCTACTACGGACACGACCACGAAACAAGCGGACTCAAGGATGAATTGGGTAGTTACTTGTCAAGGATTACCACGGCAGAAATCAAGGAGGCAATCTTAAATAAAATATCATGACAGACCAACAGCACGCAAGCAACTTTACTTTCCTCGTAGGCAAGAGGATTGAGAGCGTACGCTACATGACCGAGCAGGAGTGCAAGGGCATGGGGTGGTACAAAAGACCATTAGTTATCAGGTTCACCGACGGATCTTTCCTCCTGTCACAAAAGGATGATGAGGGCAACGACGGCGGGGCTATGTACTATCAAGACGACGCACAAGACAATGTAATCTACACACTATGACACAAATAGAAAAAGCACACGCATGGTTCAAAGCCAACGACTACGAAGTGGAGTCCGGCGATTGCCATCTATCAATCCAAGTATGGAACAATACATTGGAGGATTCAATCACAGTTTACCTAGATATGCAGGAGATACAATACCGGGCAGAACTATGGGACGAACAACTTAATAAAACACAATCATGTTAACTGAAAACCAACAAAACTTGATCGATCAGATCACCGAAGAATTCATCAGCCACAACCAATCAAAGCGGGCAAGCCGAGGCGAGTCCTTGCTAGGCGTGGACGACATCATCAACTCAGTCCAACGCAAGAGGGACGAGATTGCAAGAATCAAAAAGCACAATGAGGCTGTGTTCTCAGCAATGGAACCAATCTTCCAAGAAAACTACGAGGCATTGTGGCACGAGATAAATGCACTGGGTCTAAACCTACAGATTACAAGTGATTGGTGGGAGACTCAAAATGGCAGACGAGGCACAAGTATTAAGGTATCAATGTACTCCGACAGGAATAGCGACTACGATTTTTACTTTGATGCCAAACTCACGGGCAATCACCCATTGCTTGATGGTGAGCCGATATGGGAGGTGATGGCATTGGAACCCACACTGCTGTATTCTTTCAGAAGCAACGACTACACATTCGAATGCCTATGTAAGAACGCGGAATTTATTGCAAAAATCAAGAACATGTACGAAAGAAAAACAAAATAACTATGGCAAATCATTGTTGGAATTGGTCATGCTTTACCGGTGATAGGGCAGACCTCGAGAAGTTAATCGCCAATGTAAACAAGGCGATGGAATTGAACGCAGAGAACAGCGGGCTGTTGTGGTACGGCACTTACTCGGTGGCATTGGGCTTGCCTCCGTGGCAAGAGGGCGACCCCGAGTACGATGTGTACTTGCGGTATGGTAGTAAGTGGTTCGACGTTGACATCGACGACAACAAAGACCACGTAAATCTCATAGGCTCGTCGGCATGGAGTCCTATGTGTGAGTTCTTTCGCAAACTCAGCGCGGTATACAACCTCAATGTAGAGGCGGAGTACGAGGAGCCTGGCATGGACTTCGGCGGGTTCTTCAGCGCCGAGGTGGGCGAGGTAACAAACGACAAGCAACTATCCTACTATCAGTACAGGGTACTGAGTGACGGCACGGACTCAATCCTTGAGGGCATAGAGGATGCAGATTACGACTCATTGGAGGACGCAATCGAACACTTCAAAGACCTGCAAGAAGTAATGGACGGGAAGCAATGGGAAGAATTCAAATCAGAACTACAAAGTGTCTTCGATGACACCAACACAAACGACCATGACAAAATTTAATATGAACCCCTACCAAACCCCTCAAGATTTACAGAATGTACTTGAGCAGAATCGATTCGTTTTCCCACTGGCACTGCGGTGGTGTACTGACGATGTGGACATCATCAACGACAACCAACGCACGTTTACCGACGAGCAGAAGATGGACATCCTCAAGAAATTCTTTGATGTACACGAGAGGGAAATCATCGAGATGATCAACGACAAACTATGTGAGTTCATTCACTACGAAGAGTATGAAGATTGATTTATTTAATGCGATGTGTGTTCGGAATGAATACACCGCAGAACGATGCACTGAAGAAATCAGGCGGATGTGCCGGTCGATTGACCACGGCGCTGACCCCGAGGAATTACTGCATGAGCAAGGCATCGATGCAGATATGGGTATATACGCCGAAGGCTTGCTCGATTACTATTCGGATTACATAGACGAACAAGAACAAAGACTTGAAGACTAGTATTCAACAAAGAAATTGGTAGATATAGATTTGGAATTGTCATAGATTTATACTACCTTTGTAATGTTGTCAGAGAGGACACGGTGTCTTTTGAATTTGGTTTTTCATCACCGTGTCTTCGAAGACACAAGGACGCATCTTCGATGCGGACTTGTAACAAAAGCGTAAAACAAAAGCAAACACATGAGAACAGAGTTTATTATTGGGGACACCCTATGCGTTGTGCGTTTAGGGTTCACATCGAACGACAAGATTGCTCCGGTATCGGAGAAGATTGTTCAGACCTATCACTACAGCCGAGACCAATTCGAGGACGCTCAATCCAAGTCAAGCATGCAATCGTTCTTCAGCAAGGACGGCGATGTGTGTTTTGACTGCCCGTATTCTATGGGTAGTGGCGCCGAGTTGAAAGGTTGCTACACCCACAAGATGATGCAGTATTCAGGTATGGTATCGCAGTTGCGTAGCATTGCAACCAAGCACAAACACTGGGATGATATCCCCAAGTTGGACGACATGCTACATGCATTGGTCGTGGCTATGTGTAGTGATCGGTATGTGCGGTTCGGTACTTACGGTGAGCCGGTACTGATACCCATCGATTTGATGCGGGATATGTGTACGGTTGCCAAGTCTTGGACAGGGTACACACACCAATGGAGAAAGCCATGGGCGTACGATTATAGACAGTTCTTCATGGCATCGACCCACAACCTTGAGCAGACAGAGTTGGCAGAGACTATGGGGTGGCAGTCGTTCATGGATGACAGCACCCACACCAAGCACACCGGCATGGTCAACTGCCCGGCGTCCAAGGAGGCGGGGTATAAGAGTACTTGCAGTAAGTGTACACTATGCAGTGGCACCACCGGCAAGGGAAGTAAATCAGTATACATTTTTAATCACTCATAAACATATGACAATCGTAGAACTACAAGCACTATTAATCAAAGAGGTGAACTATGGTATCACCTTGGTCAAACAGCGCGGGCTGTACAAGCAAGCATCTTTCGACGTGAAGAAACGCATCGAAGAAAACATCGAGGAGCAGATAGTACATTTGGTATTATCCACTCGGTACTTCAATGAGGACATCGCCAAGCGTGACCTCGGCATACCGGATCAAACAGTAAATGAAATGATATCTAACGCAATGGTAAAAAACTTTTCTATATTCGGAGCAAATGATTAACCTATTACTGAAGTTCATCAACAAGTCCGGCAAGATGGTTGTCGCTGACCCGTGTGTCATCAAAGACACTATCGACTGCATCGAGTTCAGCAAGGTGCGTCGTGGTGTGTGGTGTGTGACTGCATCGGTTGATGCTGATCTAACGCTGACCCAGTTCAAAGCAACACACGAAGATGCACGCATCATGACATCAGAGAATGAGACCCACGAGGTATTGGTACAGAGTGAGCAGATGGGCTTCTTTGACGATGCAGATTACCGCAACGACAAGGTGGCAGTGACGATGCCACGTGAGCCATACAAGACAGCGAAGGATGGCGACAAGTGGTACTGCGCAATGTCTCACATCACCAACACCGCAGACTATGGTGTGGGTGTGTATGAATGCGGGGCTATTGCAGACATCAGCAACGGGACACACAAGGTCATTGCTCGCAAGAGTATCGACGGAACTTATGTAGAATTTGAAATCAAATAAAATTATGGCAATACTAATTACAACGGATGGCGAAGTAGTTGATAACTACGACGCTTCAGACCTCAGCAAGAAACAGAACGCAGTCGGCGGGTACATCGAGTATGTGAGAACGCGATTAGGCATGACGTTTATTGTAAACGAGGAGGGAATGTTACTTGGGCTGAAGCCCAACATGTTGGCTAGCAGTATGGCGGAGACGCTTATACTCGGCAACGCTTTGATGGTTGATCAAAAAGAAATCGAAGAGGAGGACAGACAATGATGGAGAAAAGAATCAATTCGGTGGAGGAACGCAGAGAGTTCGTCCAAGAGATCATCGATCGGTTGTTGTATCTTGATGCAGACAACAGAGAGAAGTTCATCAACAGCGTGCAGGGAACTGTGCGCAAGTTCAAACTACCGATGACCATCATGGACGACGGCAGCACTCGCATCTATAAATCAGTAGCACAATGAGGAACTTCATCATCGTAATCGCCACCATCCTATCCGGCCTCGTGTATGGATGGTGCATCGTCAAGTACCCTATCACTGCGCAGATCATTGCCGGTGGCATGGGGCTATCATTCCTGTTCATGGTGATGATAGCATTGTACCAACTTAAAAATAAAAAACAATGAAAAATAAAAATCTAATCCTCACTCTCATTCTTTTTATGGGAGCCAACAAAAGTTACTCTCAGTGGGTAACCAAAACAGTAGACAACAAACTTGATGCACCCTACAAGATTTCTTATTGTAGTGATGCACTAGATAAAGCATTTATCAAGTTAGAAGTTGTAGGCGAACAACTATCATTCTACTTAGGTGGAAGTTACTTTTGTGATGACATGATCACCGTAGATGTAGCACTGGTAGTTAACGGAGAGCCAAAGAGATACAGCATTGAAGGAATGAAATCATCTAATTCTAAGGTTCTCTTCTTAATTGACGACTTACTTGCAGTAGAACAGGCAGAGTTTTTCAAGGACTTTAAAGCGTGTTCTTCGGCAGTAATTAGAGTTAACGAAAGCCATTGCACTTCTGACATGTTTAAGTTCAACATGTCTGGATCCACAAACGCAGTAAACTTTATGCTTAAATAAACGAACAATGAATGACAAAATCAAAGACCTAATCGATAAAGCATACAAAACCGATTCAATAGAAAAAAATAAATGGCGTATTGAAAACCGAGAACAACTAAGAGAACAAAGAAAAAAAGAACTTAAAGAACTTATGGAAAAAGAAAAAACAATGAGCAACAATAAACAGAGTAGCGTAGAGTGGTTGGTTGAACAAATCAAAAAAGACATCAATTTGAGATTGAGAGGATTTGATATTGACAAAGCACTTGAACAAGCCGAAGCAATGCGAAAGGATGAAATTAAAAATGCTCAAATGGATATGTTTATTCATCTTAATAATTTGCCTTATGGTTTAGAATATCTTGAAAAACGACAAAGTGCAGAAGATTTTTCACAACAATACTACAACGAAACATTCGGAGGAGGTGAGCAATGACAAACAATAAACAACAAACGGCAGTGAAAAAACTATTATTAGCAACATTACTTATCGGAATGGTGAGTGGTTGCGAAGAACCGACAGTATCATCAAAACCCACAAACTACACAATACCCAGTAAAGGTAAATTAGCATCAGACCCGCTTAAAGTATGTGTAATTGAAGAATGTGAATACTTTATTTGTGAGAATTACAAGGGTAATATTCTATGTCACAAAGGAAACTGCAAAAACATAATACACAAGGGAGGTAACAAATGACAAACAATAAACAACAGACGGCAGTGGAGTGGTTGGCAGAACAAATGGAAATTTTACATTATGATTATTGGGCTGAACATATATCAAAAGATGA